TCACGGTTTCTCCTTCTGGTCGGCGAGCCGCCCGATGTCGCGGCGGATGCCACGGATGTCGGATGCGGTGCCGGTGAGGTCGGCGCGCAACTGCTGCACGTCCTCCCGGGTTTGAGTGGCTTCATGGTTCGCGGCGCGCGCTGCGCGGACGCCGTGCTCCGCAATGCCACGCACCTCGGCGATCTCGGCGCGAACGGCGTCGACATCGTCGCGGAGGTTCGACGGGTGAGAGTTCTTCACCTGGTGTCGAACCTCCGCGGTGCGCTGCAGCAGCACGGCGAGGATGGTCCCGACGAGGCCGAGCAGTGCGACGAGGACGGATGCCGTCGACGGGTCGAGGACCGCCTCTCCCTTCTGGTCGTACAGCGTGGATGACCACAGAAGCCCCGCGCCGGTGATCACCGCGCCGATGATGATGACTACCCACGCCGGAATGCTCCGGTGCCGTCGAGACTTCTGCTCTGATTCGTCGACGGGTGGCTGCATCACTGGTTGGTCGGCGCGTAGGCCCAGAGGTCAGCCTGCGCCATCGTCGGGGCGTTGGCGTGCGACGCCTTGTCGGCGGGGTCGGTGAGGAGCCGGCGGACCTTGTTGCCGTTCGAGTCGACGAACAGCTCGAACAGGTTCCCGGTCTTGTCGCTCTTCGCGAACCCGATGCTCTTGCCCGGGTGCGCCTCAACGAAGTCCGTGGCGAGCTCGAAGCCGCCCTGCTCGGGACCGTACGCCCAGATCGCAGCCTGCGGCATCACGAGGACATCGCCGCCGATCGCGGCGACCTCGGCAGGATCGGTCACCCGGTACCGGTACTTCTGACCGTTCGACCCCTCGTACAGCGCGAATACACTGCCTGTCGCGTCGCTCTTGCCGTACCGGACGAGCTTCACGCCAGGCTCATAGCCGGTCGTGATCGCCGCCTGCTCGGCCGGGGTGAACAGGCGTCCGAAGATCGCACGCAGCAGCTTGCCGCGCGTCGGCGTGTTCGGGCTCTGCACGTAGGACGGGATCACCGCGACGGCGAGCTCGTCGCGAAGACGGTTCGTTTCGGCGGTGATGTGCGCCTTGATGTCGGCTACTTCCTGTGCGGACAAGGTGTCCTCCTTCGGTTCGAATGGCTTCGAGCTCGACCCCGACGGCCAGCCCTCGGTGCGGTGTTGGTCGCGCCACGACTGGTACTCGAAGTGGTGCTGCTCGGTCGGATCCTTCGGCGCTGTGCGGATCCACCCGTGCTCCTCTGCGAGAGCGATGTAGCCGGGGGTTCGCCAGTCGTCGGAGTCGTCGGCCAGGCCCATGCAGTGCTTCGACAGCCACGGCGCGATCGCGCGGGAGTGAGGTGGCTTCAGCGCGGGCTTGAACCCGCTGGCGACGTAGCGCTCCCACGCCTCGTACATGCCCTCCTGCTGGTCGTAGTCGCGATACGACGAGTTGCAGTCATGCGGGCGGCCGAGCGCGGCCTCGAGCCGCGCCATCGACGCCGCGGCCTCCTCGACATACCCGACGCCGGGCCGCAGCCAGACGATGATCGGTGCGCCGCCCATCACGCCACCCCGTAGATTCGGATCTCGCCGGTCGTGGTGGCGCCGGCCGGGCAGGTGATCTGCAGGCCGGTGAGCTGGTCGGTCGAGTTCAGTGCAGCCGAGAGGTTCATGACGCCTGTGATGCCGCCGACGTGTGCGCACTGCGAGACAAGGAACGTAGGTTCCGCGGCGTTGGGCGACAGGATGTCCGCGGTGCCTGCGCCGCCCGAACCGAGCAGTGGGATGAACGCCTCACCGAAGTTGCTCATGCCCGTCGCGAACTGGTCGCTGCGCCCCGAGCCTCCGAAGAACGACTGGTAGGTGCGCGAGTACGCGGTGCCGCCCGCCGGGGTCGAGCCGATGATGCCCTGCACCTGGTAGGCGCCCGACACCTTGGAGGCGAACGTTGCGCGCACCTGGTAGTTCTTGAACAGGGCCGAGAAGATCCCCTGGATCTGGACCACTGCGGATGCGGCGACAGCGCTGAGGATTACTGCGCCGTCGGCGCCGATCGTCACGCCGGCGCCTGTCACTGCGCTCGGCGTGAGCCGGAACACGCCGCCGGCGTGGGGCGACCAGGCGGTGCCCGTCCACATGTGCTCGACGCCGCCTGCCATGCAGATGTCACCGGCGGTGAGCAGCGCGGAGCTGGTCGACGCGAACGTGTCGGCGGCGGCCTTCGATGCGAAGGTGAGGATGCCGGAGAACGGCAGCCACGTGGTGCCGTCGTAGGTGTACTCGATGCGGTGCAGGCCGCGGGCGTCGGCGCGGGATACGAACACGGGGCTGGATGCGAGCACTTGGCCGGCGGATGCGACGGCCGCGGCGACTTGGTTGGCCTCCGTCGTGTTGGCGACGGGGACGATGTCGTCCGCGGAGAAGATCATCGCCGCGAGCGCCGCGCGGCTGGGGACCTCGCCGGCAGCCGGGCTGGTGTGCTTCTTGGCGTCAAGGGCCACGGGAGCCTCCTAGGCGTTCTTCGTGTAGCGGATCTGTAGGACGAAGCTCGGTGGGACGCCGACACCGCCGAAGCCGCCGTACTGGCTGCCGATGGCGACGAGCCCTTTGGCGGCTCCGGTGCGGAACGCTTCGCGCATGTTCGCGGTGAACGCGAGGCCGCCGGTCGCGCCTGAGGCGATTGACCCGGTCGAGGCGGTGTCGCCCCCGGAAGTTGGTGCGCCTCCGGGGCGGGTGCCGGATCCTGAGCCCTGCACTGTGAGCACTGCAGAGTTGCCGTCGGCGCCCTTCACGGCCTGCATGGTGATGTCGTCGATGGAGACGGCGCCGAGGTTCGCGACCTGGTCGCCGTAGCCGGCGAATCCGAGCAGCTGGCCGGAGCCGTACGCGTTGCCCTGGTAGATCGGGGTGGCGCCGAGCCCGTAGCGGTTCGGGTTCCACGAGTCCCAGCGGGCGACGGACGAGCGCCAGGTGCCGGTCACCTGCGGCCCGATGGTGGCGTACGCGACGACGGTAGACGGGGCTCCTCCGCCTCCTCCGCCGCCGGAGCTCCCGCCTGTGTCGGTGGCGGCGTTCGGCCCGATCACGAGTACCGGGAGGCCCCAGTCGTCCAGCGCAACCCAGGCGGACTGGCCCACCGTGTAGGCACCCATGGGTGCGGGCAGGACGACAGACGCCCCGTCGAACGTCACGGTGAGATTGCCGCTGGTGGGGCCGGCGGTGACCAGCGCGAGCACGTACGGGGCGCGCGGTGCGACGGGGCCGAGCACGAGGACGGGCCGCGCCGACGTCGGGTCGACGAGGATGCGGGCCATCGATGACGGCGAGTACCGCCCGGCCACCGCAGGCAGCCACACGCTACCGCCGCGCACGGAGACGCGCACGCGTCGGCCGGCTGCGTCAACAGCCACAACGGCGGCCGTCGTTGTGAGGCTGGTGTCATCCTCGATGCCGGGGCCCTGTGCGGTCGCGTTCTTGACGAGGGTCTTGAGATCGAGCGTGTCGTTCACGGCAGCCCCACATCCACGCGCATCTCACCGTCGCCGGTGGTCAGGGGAAGGTCGTAGGCGGTGATCCACCCCCACAGCCGTTCGGGGGCGGAGGATGCCTCGGCGGAGTCCGTCACCCACACGCGGTGCTCGGGAACGCTGCCGGCCGCCGGCACGACCACCATGTGTCCGTGTGCTCCGCGGAGGATCTCGACCGCGTCATCGAGCTGCAGGCGGGGATCAGGAGCGATTCGCGCGGGCACCGCCGCGGCCGGACGCATCGAGTTCGCGAGCATCGTCCGCGCTGCCGCGGAAGCCTCCGCCTCGGTACCGAGCAGGCTCGACGACCACTTCTTGGTGACGACGCCATACGGGCCGTTGACGCTCATCGGGCCTGAGGTGACCGATGCGACGCCGACGACGTCGGGCTTGTCGGTTGCGTTCGTGGATGCGACGACCTGGTTGTAAGCCCCGACGCGAGTGTCGGTGCGGGGCGCGGCGATCAGCGTCCCGTCCTTGCCGTCCTTGATAGTCGTGACCGGTGTTGGGGTAGCCGGAAGCGGCGCCGCGAAGCGGACCTGCCCCCACTCGTCGACGCGGAGGAGCGCCGGCCATGCGGCGGCGATCTCCTGCAGCGCGGCGAGTCGATCCTCCGACCACGACATCCCCTGCGGACAAGCGCGGTCGACGAGCTCGGCGGCGAACGACGCCCCCATGCCGGCAGGGAGCAGCCGCCGCGCCTCGGAGATGAGCGTGCCCGACGGTGACGTCGGCGCCGTGAGCTTGTCGTCGCGCGGTCGCGCGAGCATCGACTCGCCTTTCACCGTCAGCAGGCCCGCGTCGTCGTCGTCCCAGTCCTTCACCTGGAAGCGGCCGACGCGGGTCTCCCACGTCTGCCCGGTGATCACGGACCCGACGATGATGCTGACGTCGAGCGCCTGCCCATACCGGGCGAGCGCGGCGTCGGGCGACGAGGGGCGCCAATCGGCGACGTCCAGTCCCAGGGTGGGTGCCGCGTACCGGGGCACGCTGATCGACAGCGACTCGATGATGTCGTCGTCGACCTTCCCCGTGATCCGGCCGGCGACGATCGGCACCTGCGCAGCCAGGAGTCGGCCGCCCAGCCATGAGGTGACGCGGGCCTGCCACGTGCACGCGCCAGCGAGCACCTCGTCGGGGGCACCTTCACGCATTCGGCGTCCCCTCTCGGTTCGCTACAGCAGAGACCAGTCGGCCCGGTCGAAGTCGTTCCATGTGAGGAACAGCTCGTCGAACGTTCCGACGGGAACGACGGCGCCCCGGGAGATGGTGGGCGCGGAGAGCTCGAGGAGGTTGCCGACCGCCGCGCCTGTCGCGGCCATGCGGGCGCCGGCAGCGAGACCTGTGGTACCGGCGGGCGCCGTCGCGGTGACCGACGCCAGCTGCCAGGCGCCGGTCAGGATCACCGAGGTACCGGTGACGACCGTGCCTCCGGACCACTTGATCGCGGCCGCCGCCGTGCGCCCGGCGGTGCCCTTCACGCGGCACGTGACGGTGACCTGGTCGCCGGCTGCGACGGGACTGCCGAGGGTGGTGGCTGCCGCCGTGAACACCGATTCGAGGATGTCGACGGCGGTCGCCGCGACGGTCGCCGAGGCACGTGCGTAGTTCGGGGTCGAGTAGCCACCCGACGTGACAAGGGACAGGGCGCCGTTGGTCGCGGCCCAACCCGTGAGCGATGGGAAGAGCGTGTGCCAGGACCACACCCGGTCGGCCATCGCCGCGTCGAAGTCGTCCCACGTGAACGCGATCAGCGGCGTCGACGGCTGCGGGTCGGCGAGCTCGCGCACCTTCAGCGTCCAGCGACGCCAGGTGTCGCCACCCTCGGTGAGCAGCTCGTCCTTCCAGTCCTGCACGAGCCCGATCGTGACGAGCTGCAGGTCCCGCATGCCGGGCGACAGCCGCCGCACGACGGGCATGCCCGACTGCAGTATCGCGAGCATCGTGACGGAGTCGATGCCCTGCGTCTCGAACTGCCAGCCGTACTCGAACGAGCCGGGCACATCGAGCCGCGCCGCCGGGTCTGGTCGCCCAGCGATCTCGAAGGTGACAGACCTGATAGGAGCCGAGCGCGGCTCGGTCACCGACGCGACATCCACTTCGACGACCGTGAGGCCATCGATGGTCTGTAGCACCGCGAGCGCGCCAGTGACGGTGACCGCCGCCGCGGTGTAAGTGACTCCGTCGACGACGGCCGAGTAGGTGATCACCTGGTTCAGCGCTGACCTGTTGTCCACGAGGACGATCTGCGTGCCAGCCGAGACGCCGGCGCCACCGGGGACGGCCCAACGGGAACCGTCTGCGGTGGTACCGACGACCTCGTACAGCTGGCCGGCAGTGGTGCCGTTGAGGACGACCTGCACCGGCCGGGGGTCTGCGCCTGACAGGAGTGTCGCTGTCAGCGTCACGGGCATGTCAACCTCCGAAGGCCGTGCGAATGGCGCCTGCAGAACCCGTCTTGATCGCCGGGTAGATTGCCTCGGCGAGCCGCTGCGCCAGCCTGTCCACCGTCGCGTCGGTGAGGCTGACCGGGCCACCCGTGCCGCCGTGGCTCTGCGCGGCCGCGGCGATGGCGACGCGTTCGAGGCGCTGCGCGACGTCGTCGACGGGCTCGATGTACTCGCGGCCGCCGGGGTTGTCGCCGACCATCGCAAACATCGGCCCCGTGGTAACGCCGCCTGTGGCCAGCCGCGGGATGTGCACCTTGGGGATGAGGCCGATGTTGATGCCGACGACACCGCCCACGTTGTTCACGGCCGCGATCATCCCGTTGATGAGGCCGATGGCGCCGTTCACGCCGCCTTCGACCCAGCCGAGCACGCCGTTCCAGACGCTCTTGACGATGCCGCCGAGACCGGACCAGATGCCCTCCCAGGTCGAGCGGATCCAGTTGCCGAAGCCGCTCATTGCCCCGTTCAGCCAGCCCCAGAACCCGTTCCATACGAGCTGGATACCGAGGGTGAAGTTGCGCCAGACATCGGAGATCCACTTGCCGACCGCGGTCCAGATGCCGTTCCACCAGCCCACGAATCCGTTGATCACGCCAGTGATCCAGCCGATGAAGCCGGCCCACACCTGAGTGATCCACTTCACGACGTTGTCCCAGTTGAGCACCAGGAGCACGACGGCGGCGATGAGCGCGACGATCGCGAGGATGATCCAGGTCACAGGGTTGGCGAGGAGTGCCACCGTGGTCGCCCAGATGCCGGCTGCCCACGCGATCATCGCCGGGACGAGCACGGCGAGAATGACGCCGCCGATCACGCCGAACACCCACGAGTTCTCGGATACCCAGCCGATCAGGCCGGCGAACGCGGGGATGAGGTCGGTGATCAGGAACGACTGCACGTTCGTGATGATCGGGAGCAGCTTCTCGCCGATCGTCTCCTGCAGGTCACCGAAGGTGGCTTCGAGGATCTTCGCCTTTCCGGCGCCGGTGCTTCCCATGGTCTCGGCGAACCCGCCGACGGTGCCGTCGAGTCCGTTGACGATCTGGTCGAAGTTGCCCGCGGCCGAGCCTGTGTCGGCGAAGTCGATGCCGACAGCCTTGAGCGCCCGCCCCTGGCCCATGACGGCTTTGCCCATCGCCTCGGCAGAGGTGCTCAAGTCGCTGCCCGTCTTGGCGGCGTAGTCGAGCATTAGCGGCGTGAGCTTCTGGATCTGCTCACCCGTGAGACCGAACTGGGCGAGGGTGGCCTGTGACGATGCGATCTGGTCGTCGTCAAATCCGGTCTTCGACTGCAGCGCAGTGTTGAGCTCGCGCAGCTTCGAGATGTTGACGTCGGCGATCGCCGGGAACTTCTGGTAGGCCCGCTCGAGTGCGGCCTGCGACTCCTCGGCTTCTTTGAACGCGTCGACGCTCTGCTGCCCGAAGTCGACCACCTGATCGGCGATGCGGTCGATGCCGATTGCAGCGAGCGCGCCGCCGGCGACGGATGCCGCGTTCTTGAACACGGAGCCCCAGCCGCCAGCCTTCTTACCAAGGTCGTTGCCGAACTGGTCGACGACCTTGTTGGCGTTGCTCGCGTCGCCGAGGATGCGGACGAGGAAGTCGGTGGCCTTCGAGCTCATGCGGTGTCACCTCTTCCTGCCTGGTGTGCGTGAGGCGCGACTGCGTGCGACCTGCCGCTTGGTCTCTTCGAGGTGCTCGTCGTAGGCGATCGCGAGCTGCAGCCAGTGGTGGAGCTCCATCGCCTCGATGTCGTGCAGGCTGTGGTGGAAGACGTGGCCGATCCCTGCGAATCGGCGCATGACCTGTTCCTCGATCCACGGCTCCGCGCGGAGGAACTGGTCTGCTACGCCTGTGCCGGGTCGTGCGCGCCGTCGTCCTGAGAGGAATCCGCGCGGAGCTGCTGAGGGTCCTGGGGCTCTTCCTCGGACGCTCGGTTGTCGCCGGGTTCCTCGATCGCTTCGAACGCGTCGGGTTCCTGGTCGAGCAGCTCGTCCCAGTCAGGGGTGAAGCCGGCGTTCGCGAGCGCGAAGTACGCGGCCATGGGGACACCAAGCACGTCGGCTGCCTTCACCTCGTTCTGCAGGCGCTCCATGGTCCAGCCGGTGGCGCGCTGGAATTCGGCGAGGTCGCGTGTGCGGCGCTTGACGAGGAGCGTGCGCCCCTCGGCTGCGGGTGCGCTCTCGAGGCGCACGTTGATCTTGACTTTCACTGGTGCCTTTCGTTCATCCGCCGGCGGCGGTGAGGGCGTCGTCGACCGCATGGATGATGCGGTCGCGCATGTTGTTGCGGAGCTCCTCTGTGACGGGGCCGAAGAAGTACGGCGATCCGAACTGGACAGCCCACTCGCGGTCGTTCCCGAACACGGGGTGCCGGAACTCCTTCGACTGCCAGACGCGCGCCATGTTGGATCCGCCTACGCGCGGGCCGTTGGTCTTCACCTCGACACCTTCGCGGGATGCTGCAGTGACGACGCGCGTGCGCAGGCCTGCGGCGATCTGGTCGCGCAGGTTGCTCACACCGCCCTCGCGGGTGTCGCCGGGCTGGTAGGTGCGGCGGAAGGCGAAGTAGGGCTTGTCTCCGTTGTGCGGCGTGATGAGCCGCAGCTTCTTCTGCGATGAGCCGACGCGCGGGGCGCGCTTGGCGAGCTCGGCGCGCTGCGCCGCGATGATCTCTTCGCCCGACGCCCGAAGCTCGCGGCGCAGGTTCGTCGCGAGCTTCGGGTTGATTGCCTTGAGACGGTCGATGACCTCTTTCAGCCGGGGCGTCTCGATGTCGAATTCGGGCCCGGTGAGCGGCATCGTCAGAGCGCGGTGTCGGCGGTGCGGACGGCGAGGTACAGGGCGTGTGCGGCGACGAGGCCGTCGAACGCGGTGAAGTCCAGTGACTGCGTGATCACGTCGCCGCCGTTCGACTTCGGCAGCTCGCCCTCGAACCGGATGTCGGGGATCGTGAGTTGCACGGTCGGCTTCTGTCCAGCGGTGATGTCGGTCGCCGCGGCGAACGTCGCGACGAGCGCGATCGGCAGCTGGTCTCGCACCGCGTCGCGGAGGGTGGTCGAGTCGTACTCGGCGGTCACCTTCCCCTTCACGTCGGCGAGCTGGACTGCGCCGCGGCGGGACCGCTTGCCGTTGCCGCCGAGGTTGTACCCGTTGTCGTCGAGCTTCTGGTCGACCGACAGCGAGAAGTCCCGGATGTTGCCGGCCGCGGTGCCGCCGGTCGCGAGCGCCGTGGTGGTGGGGACAGTCACCGATCCTCCGATGACGATCTGCCCGGAGATGAAGCTGAAGAGCTCCGCCGCGCTCGGGTACGACGGAGTTGCGTAGGCGATGGTGGTGTCGACCTCGCGGGCCGTCCACGAGGTCTTCAGCTTGAGAACCTCGCTGTTGCCCATCGACATTTCCCACGACGTGTTCGTCGCACCCTTGAAGGTGTACGCGTCGACGAGGTCGGCGCCGAGTCGTGGGATGCCCTTCTGGATGGTGAGCGAGGGCAGGTAGTCGCTCTTCTGCAGCGTGAACAGCTGCTGGTTGAGGCCGGCCGACACGAGCGTCGAGGTAGCCGTGCCGAAGAGCGCCTCGAACAGGGTGCCGAGTCCCTTCGACAGCACCTCGAGTTCGATGTCGCCGGCGCCGCCGTCCTTCACCAGGGTCCGGCGGCCGGACCGGGCGAGCCGGGATCCGGGGCGCAGACCGTTGCCCTGGTAGAACGTGCGGTCAAAGTCGAGGGTCTCGCTCGTGAACTCGGCGAAGCGGTCGACCGTCACGGCGGTGCCGTAGGTGTTCTCCTTCTTGAAGCCGATGGAGCAGTCCGCCTGGATCGTCATTCGCCTGCCTCCTCGGCGTCGGCCGCGGCGAGCGCGGCGTTGATGGCGGTGGCCGTCTTGAGGCCGGTGGTGTCGATGCCGCGATCGGCGGCGATCGCCTTGAGCTCCTTGACAGTGACGAGGTGGTAGAGCTCGTGCTGTTCGAGGAGGCTGTCGGCGATGTCGTCGTCGACGTCGAAGGGGACGCCGGCTGTGACGGGCTCGAGGACTGTGGGTATCTCCAGCTCGCCGAGCGGCGAGTTATGGATGAGCTGCTTGGTCACGGCGGCCTCCCTAGCCGGTGATGCGCGATCGCGCGGTGAACGTGAATTCGATCTCGCACAGTCGTCCCTGTGCGAGCTGGTCGGCGGTGGTGTATCCGAACGACTGCGCCCGGGTGAGGAAGCACCAGAGAGCGACTCCGCCGAGGGTGGGGTCGGTGCGGCGGACACGCTGTTCGATCGACCGGAGGATGCCCCAGGCGGTGTCCTCGACGACCTTGTCGTCGTCGTATCCGGCCATCTGCACGGATACGACACCGTCGATGCTGATGTCCTCGTCGCGTGAGCGGTTCGTCGCCGACAGCGGGCCGGGCGACTGCTCGGTGGTGATCCCGAGCAGGGCAACGATCTGCGTCCTGTCGAGGCCTGTCGTCGGGATGCCTTGCGCCACCAGCACCACATCGGGGTCGGTGGCTGCGGCAGCCGCGGCGACGAGGGCCTCCTTGACCTTGAGCGCCGTCGTCGCGAGGTCCATCCCGCTCATGCGAACCCTCCGCCTCGGAACGGCGCGCACAGCTGGCGTACGCGCCGCGGCACCGCGAACGGATCGTTCGGGTCCCCGGCCGTGTCCGGCTGCTGGTTGAGCACGCCGCCGGCGGGCGACTGCTTGCCGATCTGCACCCAGTGGCGCACGAGCTCACGGGTCGCGAGCTGCAGTCCCTGGGGGATCGGGTTGTAGCCGACCGTGAGGTCGACCTCGACGCGATCGCCCGCGAAGGTGATTCCCGAGCCGGCGTAGATGATGCCGGCGTCGACGTCGACGATGAACCCTGTGGCCGCCGACCCGTCGACGCGCACGGCGGTGACCGCCGCCGCGTTGGCGATGCGTCCGTTCAGGAGCACGCCGCTCTTGCCGCCGCGGCGTGTGATGGTCTTGACCGTCTGCAGCACGGGGCCGCCGACGCACAGCGGTCCCTCGATCACCGGTGTTGCGGCCTGGATGTATGCGGTGATGTCGGCGTCGCGGGCGGTCGTCGTTCCCGACGGCGCATTGTAGCCGAGGCCGGTCAGCGCGTATTCGAGGGTGATCAGTCCGCCCGCGACGTCGGTCACTGCTCCGCGCTTTCGCGGGTCGAGTCGGCGCCGGCGGCCTCGGCGTCGACGGGCGTGATGTCTTCGCCGGCCTTCGCGGCCTCCTGGCGGGCCCACGCAGCGAGGTCTCCCTCGGAGCGTGCGGCGAGCTTGGTGAAGCTGTCGTTGCGGTTCGGGTCCGCGATGAGCTCGCGGTAGTTGTCGGCGAGCCAGCTGGGGATCTGAACCTCCGCGACGGCCTCGGGCGTGGGCTCCTCTGCGGGAGCGAACACGGGGATGTCGTCGGCGGGCGGCGGGCCGTCCGGGTTGACTTCGACTGTGGGTTCGGCGACGGCCTCGGGCGTGGGCTCCTCGGCGGGAGCGCGCTTGGTGGGTGCCATGATGTTGTTCTCCTTGGGGTTGGTGGCGCGCCGCCCACCGGGTGAGGGTGAGCGGCGCGCCGGTCAGGATCAGAACGTCGGCGCGACCAGACCGAAGCCGGCGCCGGCGTTGCCGCCGATGACCGTGGTCGCGGCCGGGAACCGCGCCGCGGTGAACCCGATGTAGCCGTAGGCGACGAGCTTGACCGTGAGCTGGTTGCCCAGGGTCTGCTCGAAGCGCAGCTGCGTCGGGGCACCGTTGCCGTCCTCCCAGAGGAGGTGGTCGGAGAACCGGCTGATGATGACCTGGTCCTCGGGGCCGGTGCCGACGGCGGTGGGCACGGACGCATCGGTGATGACGGGCAGTGCCTGCAGCTCGCCGGACGGCGTGACCGTGGTGACCGAGGACAGTTCGCCCTCGGTGACGCCCACGACGTTGATCGGCCCGTTGGTCGTGGGCAGCACGAGCGGGCGGCCCGACGAGTCGAACTGCGCGGTGAGCCACGCCCAGCGGCGCGGGTGCATGACGATCGCCTCGGGCGGCAGGAACCGGCCGGTCTGGACCGAGTTGATTCCGCCGGCGACCTTCGAGTAGAAGGTCGCGATGGTCGCGGCAGCGGTGAATGCGGACGCCTGCGTGATGCCGGCCGTGTTCAGGATGCCGAGGGCGCGGCCGCCGGTTCCGGTACCCGACAGGACCTCGACGTCGACGTTGACCGCGTAGGCGGCTGCGAGGTCGGCGTAGAGGATCTCGTCGACCTGCACGCCGCGCTCGATCGACTGGCGGGACGGGTCGACCTGGCCGGCGATCGTCACGATCGGGACCGTGATGTCGGTGACCGCCGCGTCCTGGTTCTGCACGTTGCTGTTCTGCGTGGCCTGCACGCCCGTCGCGACCCCGGTCGTTCCACGCGGGATGACGATCGACATGCCCGACTCGGGCAGCTGCAGCTGGGTGACGAGGTTCGCCGTGGGGCGACCGGCGCGGGCGATCGCCGCGTACTGGTCGGCCAGGTACTGCGGAGGCACGAGACCTCCGAGGCCGGTCGTGGCGATCGCGCGCTCGGACAGCTTGCCGTCGCGCACGCGCTGCTGCGTCTCCTGCTCGTGCTTGAGCAGGCGCTCCTGCACGGCCTGGGACGGCATGCCGGTCTGCGCGGCGAGCATGTCGCGGAAGAACGAGACGCCCTTGCCGGACTTGTCACGCGAATAGACCGTGTCGCGGTCGTTGGTGCGCGCGGCCTGGGTGCCGCCGTCGGGGGCGTCCGCGCCTGGCTTGCGCACCTCGGCGTCGCGGGTAGCCTTCTCGTCGGCGGCCCGCTCGGCGTCCAGGCGACCGAGCTGATCGTTCGCCTCCGAGATCTGCGAGCGCAGCTTGGAGCGCTCCTCGACGATCTCGAGGGAACGCGCGTTCTCCTGGTCCGTGAGCGCGCGCTTGTTGTCGGCGGCGGCCGCGTCGAGGATCGACCTGCCTTCCTTGTCGAGCGCGTCGAATCGCGCCTGGAGTGCGTCACGCGCCGCGGTTCGTGCGGCGATGAGCTGGGTGATGTCCACGGTGGGACTCCGTTCTGCCCGGGTGGGCGGGTGGTTGCGCAGCCGATCCATCGCTCATCTGGCGCCGGCATCCCCTCTGGTGAGCCGGTCGCGGCGTCGCGCGTGAAACCTTCGACCGGACGGCCGGAGGCGGGTTGTGGGGTGTGGTCAGCGGGAGAGTTCGTGGCGCAGCGCGGCCTCGGCGTAACTGACTCGCGCTTCAGCGGCTGTGGTTTCGAACGCCTGGCGGCGGTCGCCGGTCGTTGCCCGTTCGAGGAAGGCGACTCGCGATCGCGCCGTGATCGACGTGAAGGGGTTGGCCCCGAAGTTCACGGCGGAGACGTCGCCGCGGTGGATGTCGACCTCGGTGATCGTGTAAGTCGTGTAGTCCGGGTTCCAGTTGCCGGCCTTGATGCGGAACGCGAACGACATCTGGTCGATGTCGCCGTCGTCGATCGCGGTGACGAGGTCCTGCACGTCCTGGCGCTTCGGGTTGAGGAACGCCTTGGAGGCCAGCGATCCGTCCCCGTCGAGGGAGAGCTCCAGCGTGCGCGACTTGTGCGTGCGCGCCATCGTCGTTCCCCGGTGGTTGAGCAGGAACGCGACGTCAGGGTCAGCGGCGAGGGTGGTGTCGAACGCGCCGGCGGCGACCTTCTCCTCGTAGGGCCCCCAGAAGTCGTACATGACGTACCAGGTCTCGACGACGGACGCGATGCCTTCGAGCAAGTTGAACTGCTTGCCGTCGCGCTCGACGGTCGACGAGCGCAGCTGCGCCGCGAAGGTGGGGTCGCGGTGCTCGCCGAACGGGACCGCGGTGGGGTGACCGGATGCCGCGGCCCGTCGGCCGTTCACGTCAGCCGGGATGTCGAGGGTCATGCTCATGACTTGGCTCCGTTCGTGGCGGGCGGTGTCGCCTCGGGTGCGAGTTGGTGGACGATGCCGAGCTGCTCGAACTCTTCGATCTGCTCAGCGGTGAACGGCGGCAGGTCATCCTTGGCGCGCACCTCGGAGGGCGCGCGGACCTTGCCGGCGACCTGGGCGATCATGATCTTCATGCGCGTCTCCGGGTCCATGCGGAGGATCGCGTCGGTGTTGAGCTTCACGAAGCGCGGTGCGGGGAGGATCGACGCGAGGGCTTCCTCGCGCCGGCCGACGGTCCCGCCGAGGTTCATGATCAGCAGCTGCAGGTTGCGCTGCGAGATGTTCGCGTAGGTGACGTTCTGCCCCTTGGTGGCGACGTCGACGATGTCGCCCGGAACGCCGAAGAATCGCACTGCGTCAAGGTCGCTGTACCCCATGGCTTCGAGGAACCGTGAGTCGGCGAGGGCAGCCGGCACTGTGGAGAACTCCCAGTCGTTGCCGGTGACGAAGATGTCACCACCCTCGACTGCGATCTTGTAGCGCTCCTTCAGCTTGTCGGCCTCGGTGTCGCCGAGCGTCTTGGCCTTGTTCCTGAGGTGCGCGTTGGGGATGATGCCGTGGTTGGTGAACCACTCCGTAGCGAACTCGGATGCGGACGCCCAGGTGCCGAGTGACCACGCGGCATAGGCGACGGGTGAGAGACCGACGACCAGACCCGGGACGGTGTACTGGCGCTCGTGCCAGATCTCTTCGGCCTTGTACTTCGTGCCCTTCACGACGTAGCTGACGACGTCGTCCTTCACCTTGACGACGACGTCGTGCTGGGCGACGAGGTCGATGCGGCGCGGCTTGCCGGCGGCGTCGACCTCGCGGATGATGCCGAAGCAGTTGCCGTAGCGGTCGAGGTCGATCTGCGTCGAGTACATCCACTCGCGCATGGTCATGCCGGGGCTGGGGCTCGTGAGGACCGGGGGCTTGGTGACCTCGAGGTTGATGCCGTCGACCTTGCGGAAGACGTCGATCGGGAAGGATGACACGAGGTCGGCGCGGAGTCGCAGCGCTGCCCAGACTGCGGACTGCCGCATCGCGGCTTCGCCGGACACTTTGACGCCCTTGCCTCGCGCGGACGAACGGGCGGGGAGAAGGGAGTAGGACGTCGACGAGCGCTTGGCGAAGAGCAGGCTCATGCGTCACCCCCACGAATGCCGATCCAGACGCCGAGCGCGACGCATCCGCCGGCGCCAACGAAGCACCCGACAGCGGGCCCGAACAGGATGCCGAGACCGAGTGCGAGCAGCACCAGCGCAGCGAGAATGAGGACGTCGGCCGCGTACTTCACGGGGGCCTCCTAGGCGATGGAGTCGAGCACGTTGTAGTCGGCCTCGTCGCGGGCCTGTTCGAGGTTGAACGCCCACGGCCCGATCGACACGGCGACGAGCGGGCTGATCACGGTGGACGACTTCCCGGGATCCCAGATCCGCGCCTGGCCTGTGGTGAACGCTGCGCCACCGACGGCGACGTCGAGCGGCACCTGCCCGGTGCGGCGGTGGACGATCGTGGCGCCGTCCTCGTCGGTGACGCCGTCGTAGTACTGGGCGACCGCAGCCGCGTACTCCGCACGCGGGAGGATGATCATCTCGATACCCGCGGTCTCGAACCGATCGGCCATCAGCGCGGCCTGGCCACCGGCGACGACGTAGACGCGACGTGGTGCGCGCGGGTTCCGGTCGAAGAGCTCGCCGAAATACGGCAGCACCCAGTGCGTTGAGCGCTCGTGCTTGACGAGCTCCGACTGCGCCAGGCCGTCCGCGTTCATGCCCGACCACGCGATGCTGGCCCACGACCGATCGTTCGTGACGTCGAGCATGAAGGATCGCGCGCCGACGATCGACGAGTCGGTGCCGGCGCCCTCCCACGCGTCCTCGCCGAACGCAGCATTGCCCGCTGCGCCGCCGAGGTCGGCGACGTTCCCGTACCCACGCTTGAAGGCGCGGATCTTCTTGGGCGTGGTGGCGTTGCGCCAGGCGCTCGTCACCTCTTCGAGGCGGAGCAGTGGCGTGCCGAGCTGCGGGATGCGCCGGCGCCAGGTGTCTGGTGAGCCGATGTCGTCGTCGTCCGCGAACGACCAGTCGAACAGGGCGATGCGTGACTCGGTGAGCTCGTGGCGATCGGCGTCCATCCGGGCGCGCAGCTCGGGGAGCTGCTCGTTCCAGTAGAGGGATGCCGCGGTGCCGGCGGTCGTCTCGACGAGGCGCTGGGCGCTCGGGTCGGCGTTCATCGCGGGGTCCATCGTGTCGATGTATCGGGAGTCCTTGTGCGCCCACGCCTCGGTGATGACGCCGAGGTTGACGGTGTCGCCGTGGCCGGATCCCTCAGCGCCGGAGAGGGGGACCTCGGTCGATCCGGTGTCCCACTCGAAGATCTCCTTGCCGTTGGACGTGATCGGCGAGCCCGGGACTACGCGCGACCCGAGCGCGGAGCGCTTGATGAGCTTCGCGTGCTGCAGCCACTTCTTCTTCGCCTCGATGCCATCCTGGGCGGCGAACTGGATTACCTGTGGGGTGGTGCAGTCGAGCGCACGGTGCGACTTGTACGAGATGACGAAGGTGGTCTTGCCGCCCTGGCGAGGCAGAGTGATGTATCCCTCGCGGTAGATGTGGATGCCGGTGCGCGGGTCCACCTCGCCGAGCACGTCCGCCATGTACTGCTGGTGCGGCAGGTATTGCTTGCCGAGCAGTCGAGCGATGAGCGCGAGGCGATCGCCGTATGTCGGGTTGTCGGGGTTGCGGTGGGTGCCGTACCTAGGAGGGACCGTCAGATACGAGGGGAACCCCGAATCCTGCTTGCTCGAGGAGGACGTTGAGCGCCGAGCCATCGTCGCCCTCCTTCTGGGTGCGCAGCGATCTGAGCACCTCGAAGAGCTGTTTGCGAGCGTCGCGACGAGCGGTGGCCGCCGTAGCCGGCTCATCGATCTCCTGCGCGAGCTCGATCGCGAGCGCGGTCAGTGACCGATGGAAAGGCACGTGCAGCGCCGGGTCGATCTCCGCGATGTCCTCCTGGACAGCAGCCTCCATGACTCCGACCTTGCGGTTCCGGTCCGCGGTGCTCTTCGCGGCCGGCTTCTCCGCGGTGTCGTTAACCGTGTCGTCGGACTGAGGCTCGACGATGTGCAGCTTCGACCGGGCCTCCGTGGCGGCGCGGTTCGCGCGTTGCTCCTTGCGCAGAGCCGCCATACAGGCTTTGCACCGGTCACACGTCTTCCCCTCTTTCCGCTCGAGGCGGTACCGCTCGGGAGTGCCATGCGGCGGCAGTTTCTGCCGTGACGACATCGGCCCTCCTAGGTCGGAGAGAGAGAAATGGAACACGGCGCGGTCGTGTCGGTGGCCGCCGTCCCTAAAGAATCGCGGCGGTCAGTGCGCGAGTCGCTTCGCGAGCCACGTGACCACCGGCACGGCCCACGATTCCATGAGCGCTGCGCGAAGGCGGCGTGCGCCGATGCGACCCTCGGCCTGCACGCGGGCCGCTCGAACGCGCTGCGGATCGCCGTACAGGGCCTCGTGGTAGTTCACGGTGTGCATGTTACGTCCAGTCGGGTGAGACGGTGAGGTCGTTGGCTCGTGCGCCGCGGCGCTTGGCGTTGGTGATGCGGGCGCCGCCGGCTGCGTTGCAGGGCTCGCACTGGGGGCCGTAGTTGTTCGGGTCGTACGCTAGCTCTGGCGCGATATCCACGTCGATGTGGTGACCGAGTGTCATGTGCTGCGGGTGACCGCGTCCCTTGGTGGCGTCGAGCATTTTGGGACAGGTGATGCACTGCTGGTACCGGCCGCGGCTCTTGAGCTCGACCACGCACGCCTGGTACTCGCGTGTGTGGTGCAGCCAGCTCATGGCTTGCCTCGCAGGTCTGCGGTGAACAGCCACCAGACGAACGCGCCGAAGTAGCGGCGGCAGTAGGTCGCGGTGAAGATGCCGGCGACCATGCCGGCGGCGCCGGCGATCGCGACGCGCATCTCAGACGCACTGGGTTGCAGCGGCGTCGGGGTCGATGCACTCGCACTCGTCGGCTGCCCAGACGGAGGGCCAGCTGTTCCCATGGATGCAGGCGACCATGTGCTGCGGTGCAGCTGCGCGGTGACGTCGCGGCATGATCGACCTCCCTCGTCGATGGTGCCCCTCGACCCGCCCCGACGACGGGACCGAGGGGCTGCACGCTCGGGAACCCCCGCACCCTCGCGTGCACCGTGCTCTCTGGGATGCTGCACGGTGGTCTGACATGACGAACGCCCCGGGCGTTGGCCTCGGGGCGTCTGGCGGTAGAAACACTTCTACCGCGTGATCGTCACTGTAGCAGTTCGACACGACAGGTGGCCGCGGCGAGCGCGTCAGTCGTCGGCGTGTCGCTTCTGAGCGGCGGCCTGGTTGACGGGGTGATCGAGGAGTCGGGTTGCTTCCTCGCGGGCTTCGTCGAGGATCTTGTTGCCGGGGATCTCGCCTCGGAACCACTTGTGGGTGACGGTCTGGTAGACGGACAGGGCGGAGCCTGCCTCTTCGATCTCCCCGGTTTGAACGACGGTCGTCGTGGTGACGACCAGCTGTTCGAGCTGGCTGTCCTTCGCATCGAGGAGGAGTGCCAGTCGGGTGGTCGCATTGATGAGGTCAGCGAATGCCCCAGGCGTGCCGCCTTGGAACCGATAGGCGAACATCCGGCCGAGTGCGTCGGTGGTGTCGACAAGAGCTGTCTGAATCGCCGTTCGTTGTGCTTCGAGCTGTCGTTGCTTGCGGTCGTGGTTGTTGAGCCATCGGGGACCGAGTGTTGATCCGAGCAGTGCTATCGCTGCGCCGATGACGAGTGCCCACCCTGAGTCCATGGCGCTGAGCCTATTTGAGGTTGAGGATGCCGAGAGCCCAGGCGGTGATGATGCTCAGCAGGAGTGTCACCGGTGCGGTGATGAAGACGACCTTGAGGTTCGCGTTCCGGTTGGCGCGGTCGGCGTATGTCTGGGCCCTGGACTGGGAGCGATAGATGATGGTGCCTTGTGCTTTGCCGCTTACTTGGTAGATACGGCGGCTCCACGCGATGGTGCCCGCGGTCGCGAGAACAATTATCCCGGCGAGGGTCACATGCAGCGGTGCGGGAAGCGGGGTGGTTGCGAGGACCCAGATGTATCCGGCGAGTGCCACGGCGAGGGGCGCTATGGGGCCGATGTAGCGCAGCCGGGTCCAGTTGATTCGAGTGTGGCTGTTCTTGTAGAGGTAGTCGATGATGCGTTTGAAGTCGTTCTCTAGGTCGTCGGAGTCGACACGCACGCTCGCGTTTTCACTGCCGATGGTCAGTGTGCGGAGGATTCCGTCGGCGCCGCGGCCGATGCTGGCTTCGACGGTGAGCGTGTTGCGGTCGTGGGCGCCGAGCGTTGGGAGTTCATCTGCTGTGACGGGACCGCGGTTGATCCAGTAGCGGACTTCTCGGGGGCCGCGCTGCGGGTTTTCCCAGTGGGACAGCATCATGTCGGCGGCGTCGACGATCGTCTCCACGTCGGTTGTCAGGCTGCGTATGCGCCGCAGGTACCCATAGTCGAGGACGCGGGGACCATAGAGCAGGTTTGACACCATGGCCGCGAGCATATTGGATCGCGGCCATGGTGTCCGATGTCAGCCGTGCTGGATCAGACGTCCCAGCAGGACCACGATGCCCATGCTTAGCGGTGCGGTGATTGCGACGGTGCAAGCTGCGATGGCAGGGGTTCGCCAGCTTGGTCTCCCGGCTCGCGCCAAGCGGTCGAACCGGCGGCGAGCGGCGCGGAACTGGGTGCGAGCGAAGTGACGTCGGCCCGGGGTGTCTGCGGCATCCATCGCGACCCTGGCGAAGTGCATGCGGCTGCTGAGTCCCTCGATGGTCTCCGGCTGCGTAAGCGCTGTGCCGATCGCACGCTCGTACCACCCGCCGTCCGCAAGGGAGGATGTCATGACGGGTCTCCTTCGGTGGGGGTGATGCGGTCGAGAGTCACGAGGAGGGCGTTGTCGGCGTCGATGACGATCCATACGGCGGCTTTCTCGTCCTCGTCGAGCTGCGCTTCGGTGGCTGTGGTGGTGGCGAGGATCTCGCGCGGCGCCCACGCGATCGTGACGTTCTGGCCGGGCGAGTACTTCGCGTTGAACGCGTCGACCTTGTCTGTCTCCGCGATCAGGTCGACGAGGCGTTCGATGCCGGCGACGTCGGTCCATGTCGCCCCGCAGACGGCACATGCGGCGAGCGCGGGGCGGTCGGGGTTGGTGGGCCAGAACGTGATGGTGAGTGCGCGCTGTAGGACGTCGTCGCCGTTGTCGTCGACGGTGACGTGGGTGTTGCGGCAGTCGGGGCAGTAGGGGTATTCGACGCGGCGGGGCGGGTTGAAGTGGTTGTCGATGAGGTCACGGATGCGTTCGAGGCGGCGGTGCATGGTGTGGAGGGCGTCGGGGTTGAGTCCGGTTTCGGGGGTGCCGTTGTACCGCTGGATGCGGCGGGTCTCGGCGTCGGCGGCGGTGAGACCTCGTGACCAGGTGTTGAGGATCTGTTCGAGGCTGCCTTTCGTGGCTGGTTCCTCGCCGAGGTCGACGGGGAGCGCCTGGATGCGGGTGGTGACGTCTTCCCACAGCTGCAGGGCGGTTGCGTCGATGGGGATGCGGTTGCTGCCGCCGCGGCCGGTGCCGGTGGAGCCGAGTGAGGGGCGGAGTTCGGCACGGAGTTCGGTGACGAGGCCGAGGCGGACGATGCCGGATGCAGGGTTGGGAGTGGAGACGTTGGCGAGCTCGTCGACGAGGGCGAGCACCTGGTCGATGGTGACCTGGTGCTCGTCCTCGGCGAGCGCGTCGGGGCGCGGGTCGTGCGTCACCGGGCCGCCTCCGCAGCCTCGAGCCCGATCTGGAATAGATCACGAGCTCCAGACACCGACAGGGCGTTCGTCCGCGCGTGCATCGCCCGCGCGGCCGCATCGACCATCGCGACGGTCATGGGCCCTTGGTGGTGGATCACGAGTTCGCCGCGGTCGGCGTCCCACCGGAACCAGATCGGCGCGTCATCGTCGTAGTCGTGCTCACGCCGCGCCGCGTCGATTGCGCGATCGAGGTCGGAGTAGTGCTCGATGAAGCGGAGCACGATCGCCTCCATCGCGTCCTCGCCGTCCCACCTGTCCGAGGCCCTCGACATCGCGTCGCCGAGTTCGTCGAGGGTCAGGAATCCGGGCTCGTCGGGGCTGGGCGCCGTCTCGTCGAGCAGGACGCGGAGTGCGGCGACGACAGCGGGCACCTTTGTGAGGACCGTCTCGACCCCCGCCCGGTCGAATGCGGCCAGTGCCGCGCGGGCTTCGTCGCGCGCGCGGCTCGTCATGAGCGACCTCCGAACCAGGTGGTGACGTCGAAGAGGCGCCGGCGGGCCGGCTGCGCGTAGGTGATGGGTTCGCGTCGTGCGTCTCCGACGAACAGGTCTTGCAGAGCTCTGGCGAGCTGTTCCTCGTCGCGGAGGCGGTGGCGCATGAGTTCGTTCGAGGTGTCGTGGTACAGGCCGGACCAGATGGATGCCGTCTGCAGCGCTGCGCGGAGGTCGACGGTGAGCTGCGTGATCTTCTGCTGCAGCGCGGCGGTGTCGGCGTTCCACTTGGCGAGGGTGGTGTCGAGGGCTGCGTGCGCGGTGGCGAGCTGCTCCTCGGTGTGCGCGAGCTCCTGCTCGAGGCGGACTGCGAGCGCGCGGGCCCTCTCGATGTCCTCGGGGATGGTGATGTCAGCCCATTCAGGTCGTGGTCCTGCCGGCTCGGGGACGATGGTGACCCGGTCGAGGTGGGCCTCGACGATGCCCTGCTGTCCGATGGCGGCGGGCAGGTCGGGTTCGCCGTCGGCGTCGCGGTTGAGTTCGACGAGCTCGGCGCGCTCACGAGCCGCACGCATCGCCTCGTCGAATTCCTCCGGCTCGATGACGCCGAGTTCGACGCCATGGGCGAGGACCGGTTCGAGGTACCCCGGCAGTACCAGTCCGCCTTCGACCGGCGCATCGTCGAGCTCGACCTCGGCGGGCTGCATCGCGAGCCCGCACGGGCACGAGCGTCCGCATGCGAAGCCGTGCTTGTGCGGCTCGACGTAGTCGCACGCCGCCTCGTGGCAGTCGTCCGTGGGCGCCGCGGTCGTGTCGGTGCGAGCGGCGAGCCAGGCGTCGACGATTGCGCGCGGGATGCGGCCGGCGGTGCCCACCTCGTGGCCGTTTGCCGCGGCCCATGCGCGGCACTTGGCGCGCTCGGTCTTGGTGAGCCCGGCCGACGCAGACGGGGGAGGTGTGTGTCCTGTTCGCTTCTTGGGCGTCGGCTGTTGCTCTTCGGCGAGCGCGTCGGGTGTCTGGGTGGGGGTGGTGTCGATGGTGGGCTCGACGGTAAGCGGCTTGGACGTCTTGGCGACGTCGTTGGGGGTGGGCATGGGGGTCTCCTTGGGTGTGAGTTCCGGTGTCGGGGTTGCTGTCTTGCGGTGTGCGCGGTTGCCTCGCCAGACGTAGCCGGCGTGGCGGTCGTTGAACTCCTGGTCGATCTCGGCCTCGCGGTCGTTCTGCAGCCGCTCGGTGTAGCCGGGGGTCCGGATGCCGAGGGCGCGGGCGATCGCTGCGGGGCGGGGGTCGCGGGCGTGGGCTCGGTGGTAGCGGATGTCGGTGATGCTGCGGACGTGCGCGTAGAGGCAGCACATGCCGTGCTCGTGGAGCGCGGGGCAGTCCTTCTCCCGCCGGCATCCGGCGGCGTAGCCCTGGGGGGTGCCGTGCTGGATGCCGGCGGGGAGTTGGACGGTCATGGGTTCAGCTCTCGGTCGGCAGGAGATCGGTGGTGGTGGTCCACCAGATACGCGGGGTGACGTTGGATGCTTCGAGCTCGACGTGCTGGCCCTGCAGGTTCTGGATGATCCAGCGGACGCGCCCGACCTGCACGACGTCGCCGATGCGGCGGCGTGCGAGGAGGGGCCGCGGTCGCGCTGCCGTCTTGGCGCTCACAGCACCCACGCCTCGGGGAAGACCTCGAGGTCGCCGGCCGGGCCTTTGAGGATCGTGTCGCCGACGACAACCGGGCGGCCGAGCAGGTACTTCGGGTTCGAAGGCGCGATATAGCCGACCGGCGGCGCGGTCGGGAAGGTGAGCACGGCGAGCTGCCCGTCGTGCCAGTCGCTGTCGCGCAGCTCGATCATGTCGGCGGCGGTGTTGATGGCGACCGCTTCGACCTCGATCGGCTGGGTGGGGTGCTGGACGTGCTGCAGGATCTTCACTGGTCGTCTCCGTTCTCGTCGGTGGTGTCGGCTTCGTCGTCGAAGTCGTCGTCCTCGGGCCCGCCGAGGGCCTCTTCCTCTGCGAGAAGTTCCTCGGCCGCGGCGATGTGCTCACGGTCGGTGTCGGTCAGCTGGTAGCCGAACTCGGCGAGCGCGTTGAGGTACGGGATCACCTCCGGCTCATCGATGGCGTGCTCGAAGGTGGCGAGCGCGTTGGCGATGATGATGCGGAGGTTCGGGATTGCGGCCTGCGCGATGAGGGCGACGAGGGCGGAGTCGTTGCTGTCGGTCTGGTGCCACCAGCGCTGTTCGACGGGTTCGCCGCCCAGGAGTTCGAGGGTGATGTGGGCGGGCGCGGGCTGCCGGCTGTGCGTCTGGAGCGCGAGGGCGTCGGCCATGAGGTCGAAGTGCGCTGCTGTGGGGCGGAGTCGTCCGGTGTTGAGGTACCCGTGGAGCCAGGTGCGGCGAGCGCGGGTGTTCGCGTCGACGAGCTCCTGTCGAGCGCGGCGTTCGGCGCGTTCCCGTTCGTACTCGGCTTCGCGCTCGATCTGCTCGGGGGACTTCTCGGCGGCTGCGTCAAGGTGGCCATTGCCTTCCCAGTCGGTGCAGACGTAGAGCAGCCAATCGGACGGCTGCAAGTTCAGGTAGTAGGACTGCGCGCGGTGGATGACGCCCGCGTGACCGGGGCATTCCCCGTGCTCCTCGACGCCGATCCTGAGACGATCGAGCGAGCGACCTTTGCGGTCGGCACCCTTCCCGCTCCACCAGTCGTCGGAGTAGTTGACGACGTCGGCGAGCGGGATCCCGTCGGCGTCGAGCTTCGCCTTGAGGGCGGCGATACGGGTATCGACCTCACGTTGGGTGCGCTGTGTCTCGACGTCGCGCTTGAAGTTGGCGGGGTTGGTGGTGGCGGTCTCGATGAGCTTCTGCTGCAGCTTCGGGTGGTCCTCGAACTCCGCGATGATCGCTGCCTGTTCGAAGTCGATCGACGGGTCCTGTTCGACGAGCTGCGCCGCGGCGGGCGATGCGGTGATCTTGAGGCCGGCACGGACACGGTCGGGCTTCTCGCCGATCTCGCGGGCGATGTCGGCCGGCGTCTTTCCGAACAGCTCGAGCTTCTTGTAGCCCTGGGCGACCTCGCGGGCGCTGAGGGCTTTGCGGCGTTCGTTTTCGACGATCTGCTGCTCGAGCTTGAGGACGTCGTCGGCGTCGTCGCCGGGGCGGACGATGACGGTGATCTCGTCGAGGCCGGCGGCGATCGCGGCGCCGACGCGGCGGTGCCCGACGAGGATGACGTACCCGTCGATGTCGGCGTCGAGCATGACGGTCGGGGGCTGCATGATGCCGTGTCGCTTGACCGACGCGACGAGCTCGTCGTCGGGTGTGGCGTCGGCGCGCGCTTGGTCGCGGACGCCGAGTGTTCGCGGGTCGATCTGCATGAGCGTGAGCTCGGGGGTTGTCGTGGTCATGTCGGGTTCCCTTCGTGGTGTCAGCGGCCGCGGCCGGCGCGCTGCTGGCGCTCCGTCTGGCGGTTCATCGACTGCCGGCGGAGACGGTTGGTGAGCATCGGGTCGATCTGCAGGGCTTCCTCGGTCCAGATGAGCCGGCCGAGCAGCTGGTAGTAGCGGGCGGGGGTGATGCCGAGCTGCTGGGGGATCTCGGCCTCCTTGCGGGTGGTGTGCTTGCCGTGTTCGCGTTCGAACGCGAGCAACTGCTCGTCGGTAACCGCATGGTCATGTGGGGCCGTCATGCGCGTACCCCGGCCGGTAAAGTTCGTCGGGTGCTGAAGTGGATCGAGAGCGACCCCTGGATGTTCGCGATCGTGACGGGCGTGATCGGCAGCGTCGTGTATGCCGTCCTCGTTCGGCTGACGCGCTTTGGCGCTCGCTCGTGGAAGTGGCTTAAGTCGGCTGCTGCCCGAGGCATCCGCTTCCTGGGCTCGATCCGCGTCACGACGACCCGCCGCATCGACGCCCGCATCGATGCGGCTGTCAAGACCGCGCTGACGCCTCCTGCGCAGCCGGCACCCGCCTGGGTGGGAGCCTGGAAGGTCTTGCGTGATCCGCAACCGCGTACGTGGCAGCTCGTGAACGGGTTCCCGGAGGAGCACATCGTCCGTCGAATTTCGAGCACAGACCCGGCATTCCAACTTTCTCCACGCACGAGTGAGCCGACCACGGTTGGTCCCGGCGAAACGCTGCAGTTCGAAGGCTCGTTCGTCAGGAGCTCGTTCTCGGACAAGGGCCCCCGGCTCCTCATCGATTGGGAGGACCCGCACGGCGACGCACACATCGTCACGGTGCCCATCGACCACCGTGTGACCCTCTGACCGCATCGCGTCATAGCTCGAACTCCTCGACCTCGGCCAGGCGGCGAACGTGGAGGGTGAACCCGGGCTTGGTGACGAGGCCGGCGCTGTCGTTGACGTGGCGGATCTCGGCTCGCGGCTTGACCATGAGGTCGGGGGTGTCGTCGCGGACGACGCCGGCGACGACGAGCGCGTCGAAGAGGGGCTTTTCGAGGCGGGCGAGGTTGTCGACGTCGCGCCGGCGGTTGAGGACGTACCACTGGGTGAGCAGCGCCTCGCACTTCGCCATTTCGGGGATGCGGGCGGCGATCGCGAGCTTGAGGGCGAGGTCCTTCGCGGCGGCGACGGCGCGGTGCCGGTGCCGCCAGTTGCCCTGGGGGCCGTTGGCGGGGATCGGGTTGGTGGGCCAGCTGAACGACAGGATCCACAGGTCGGGTTCGGGGTTCGAGTGCCCGGAGACCTCGAGCGTGGTGGGGTTGGTGGTCATCAGAACCGGGCTCCTCTCTGCGCGAGCTCGGCGTGCTCGAGGGCGATCTCGTCGGCGCGGATCAGCCAGCGGCCGCGGCGGCGTTCGTCGGTGCGGACGGTGTTGCGGATCGTCTGGATGACGTACGCGGTCGGGTCGAACACGCGGGACGGGCGAGCCGAGGCGACGATCTCGTCGGCGAGGATGTCGAGCTGCGCGTCGTCGAACGTCGACGGGAGCCAACTGCCGACCGAGGCGAACACGTCGGCATGGTGCAGGGGGTGGCCGTAGGTCGCTGAGACGGTGGCGGGTGTGGGCTTGGGTCCGGTCCCCGCGGCGAGCGCGTTCGCGTCTGTAGGTACTTCTGGGACCTGACCAGTAATAGTCAGGGGGGTGCTTACGGGAGGGGTGCAATCTGGGTTGCACCCATTCGCGTCGAGATTGCACCCATTCTTGGGGCCGGCATCAGGGCGACCGCAACCCACTGCACCCATTTCTGAGGGGTTATCCACAGGGTGACCGGCGTTGAGGCGGGGGTCGATCTCGTCGAGCTGCGAGTACTCGGCGGGGGTGGGGAAGATGAGGAACTCGGCGCGGCGGCCGGGGAATGCGAATGCGGTTCGGGCGACGAGGCCGCGGCCGATGAGCTCGTCGACGATCTGCTGTACGCGGCGTTCCTTGGCGCCGGACCAGGTGAGCATCTTCTGCATGCCGGGGTGTGCGACGCGGGTCTCCTTGGAGGCGTCGTCGCAGAGCGCCATGAGCACCAGCTTGGTGGTGGCGTGGAGGTCGATCTCGGCGGCTTGTTCCAGGTGGTGGATGCTCATCGGCTGCGGCTCCAGTACGTGCGGCGTGCCTCGTGGCGGGCCCAGCGGATGGCGCTGCTGCGGTTGGGGAACCGTGTGCGGTTGCCGGCGTGCAGGATGGGCTCGCCCTTGGCGTTGCGCGCGTTGTACCGGTAGACGGTCCACACGATGCCGCTGAGGCGTGCATCACCGAAGCGGATGGGCACGCTCTCGGGGCGTACGTACCAGCGGGGGCCGCCGGTGGCGGGGGTGGTGCTGCTCATGCTGCGAAGCGCTCCTCGTAGGGCTCAGGGTGGGCGGGCAGGCCGAGGAACTCGCGATCGCGGAGGATGGTCCGGTCGCTGACGCGCAGCATCTGCGCGATCTCCTGGTCGTTGTATCGGCGGCCGTTGAGCGTGGTAACGGCGATGTGTCGTTCCTCGCGCGTGAGCGGGACGTAGGTGCCCTCGTCGACGACGAGTTGCACGGCGACCTCGTCGACGTCGACGGGGATGCCGGTCTGCACCTCGTCGTCGAGGTCGATGTCGTCCCAGTCGATTGGGCGTGCCCAGCCGCGACGGGCAGCCTCGTTGCGGGTGCGTGCGGCCGAGGGCGTCTCATCGGGGGCAAGCGTCGAGATCTCGTCGTAGACGGCGGCGACGCGCTCGTGCGTGGAGAAGTTGACCCGGTCCCGGTTGCGCCACAGGTGCACCTGGTCGGTGGAGACGCCGAGGCGGCGTGCGATCGCGAGGACTGGCCAGCCGATTGCGGCGAGCGCCTGTAGGCGTCGCCGCACGCCTCGTGCGTCGACGACGCTGTCGAAGACGTCCTCGCGCCCGGCGGCGACCATGTGCCGGCGGTAGTAGCTGCGCTCGGCGTTCCCTTGTGCGCAGTCGGCGCAGCCGCACTTGTGGTGGAGGTAGCAGGTGGTCGTCTCGCCGTGCTTGTGATCGTCGGGGCAGATTTGGCGGCTCACGCGTCGACCGCCTCTCGCATGGTGATGACGGTCCAGGTGGAGGGTCCGGCGAGGCTGGTGCCGTCGGCGAAGTCGACGCGGATCGCATCAGACATGCGGCCGTCGTTGTGGCGCAGCTGCTCGACGTTCTCGACGGTGCCAGCCGCGACGAGGTCGAGCACCTGGTCGCCGGGCACGAGCTCGCAGAGCTTCACGGCGGCGGTCACAGGTGCACCAGCCAATTCATGGCGGCGACGAGCGCGGGCGCGCCGATGACGACGAACGCCACGGCGAGGAAGCCGATGAGCCAGTCCTTCGCGGTGGGGGTGTCGGTGTTGCGGTCGGGTCGCATTGTGGGCTCCTAGTCGAAGAGCTGCGGGTGTGGGGGCCGTTCGGGCTCCCGGTCGGGGTGCAGGGCGTGCAGCGTCTTGGCGAGCGCGGCGAGGCCGGCGGGGGTGACGTGCAGTTGCGGGTAGGTGCGGCGGTGCGCGCGGTTCGCGGCGGGGATGGTGACGTCGCGGACGGTGAGCCACCCGTTGCGGCGGGCGGTCAGCGTCATGGCCCAGTCGGCGCCGTCGCGTTCGATCCAGCACAGGCGCTCGAGGTGTGCGAACAGGCCCTGCTGGCCGATGGTGATCGCGGGGTCGTCGGAGAGGATGCGCGCGGCGACGCGGATGGGGTACGAGCCGATGAACGCCGGCGAGCGCTGGGCGAGGTCGAGGACCTCGTCGGTGAGCAGTTCATCGATGGTGCCGCGCAGCCAGGTGAGGAACTCTGCCGCCTGGGCGGTGTCGGCGGCTTCACAGCGCGCGATCGCGTCGTCGAGGTCGTAGTAGGCGTACCCGTCGATCTCGCGCGCCCACGTGTCGCCGAGGAGCGTCTCGCCGCCGGACCAGGGGCGGATGCCGGCGAGCTGTTCGACCTGGTCGGCGCGGGCGTAGACGGCCCCGTCGACGACGATCGTGAGGTCGCCGTGCCCGATCCACCGGGGGATGAGCTTGCGGGTCTGTGCGAGCTCGACCACGGCGCTCACCGCTCGTCCTCGGAGGCCGGGCCGTAGAAGATGTGGGTGGGCGGCCGGTGTGCGGTCGTGCCGTGGTCGTTGATGACGTCCTGCAGCACCTGGTCGCGGAGGGTCCGGTAGTGCGTGCTGCGTCGCGGTGCACGAGCGGAGCGTGCGAGGGTCGCCATGGCGGCGAGCGCGAGGAAGATGGCGATCGCCGCGAATGCGAGGGCGAGCAGGGCGAGGGTGCCGGCGAGCTGACCGGTCATGCTGCACCTGCGGTGAGAAGGTCCGGGGCGCTCTCGGGTGCGGCGCTGGGGGACGCCGCGAGCGCCCCGGACGGTGCGGCCGTGGTCTGGGGTTCCGCGGCCGCGGCGACGTCGCTGGGGGACGACGTCGAGCTGGTGTGGTGTCGGCGAGCCTCGATGCTGGCGTCGAGCTCTGCGAGGGTGAGGGTACGGTCGCGGTGCAGCGCGGCCTGGATCGCGTGGGCGCGTGCCTCGGCGAGCGTGCCGCCGCGGATGACGACGTGCGTGATCATCGCCTCGGCGTCGTCGATCGCGCGGTACGCGTCTCGGCCGAGCGACGCTTGCCGCTCCGCGTCGGTGATCGCGTAGCGCGTCTGCCAGTCGTCGGGGATGCGGTCGTTCATCGCCCACCTCCCGCGACAGCGCGGCGCGCGCCGAACTGGACGACGTTGCCGGCCTGGTGGGTGCACTTCTCACCGTCAGCCCACGCCTCAGCGCAGTCCTCACGGATGAGCCAGCGGCCGCCCTTGGTCGACTGGGTCCCGTGGAGTTGGCGTCCCTCGAGCGCGCGGCGGACGGTGACCGGGTGGCGCTGCGTGGCGTCGGCGACCTCCGCGACGGTGAGCCGGCGGATCACCGCTGGGCCTCGCCGTCGAAGGTAGCGTCCGGCGCGCCGAAGGATGCCGCGCCGGACGCCGCTCCTACGGTGGACTCGTCAGAACCGGACGGGGCAACGTCCGGGCCAACCGAAGGAGAACCATGGCAATCCTGTTCCTCGGCGAGATGCGCATCGAGATCACGGAGGAGGACGCGAACGCGATCGCGCAGCGCCTCGCAACTCTCGACCGCAGTCAGCCGTTCGTCTACGACCTGACCGGGGCCGACGGCGATCGGCGGGTTGGTCGCATCCCCGTGAACGTCCCCGTGCTCGTCCGGTTCAACGCGACGTTCGCATCTGTGGATGCCGCTGCTGACGCGCTCCTCCCGGAGTACCTTCGCCAGAACGTGGCCGAGCAAGGCGATGCTCTGGGAGTCGACCCGGACTGACCGGGGTGCGAACTCGCTCACGACGCCACCGCCTTGGCGTCGTCAGGGCCGACGAAGCGCAGCAGCGAGGCCGGTTCGATGTCTAGGGCGCGACCGAGGCGATCGATCTCGTCGACGGTGAAAGGGCGGAAGCCGTCGAGGCTCCTGTACAGCGTCGGGCGTGAGATGCCCGCGGCCTCAGCAAGATCCTTGCGATTCAGACCCCGGGAAACGCGCACATCCTCGACGCGCTTAGCGGTCGCTCGCGTCGTGTCCATTCTGACATGATGTCGTGTCAGTTTGGACACGTCAAGTCAAATCTGACACGACCGTGTATCAGAACAGACACGACAAGGCTCGGTCCGTGCATGTACCGTATGCACGTGTCCGCTGCTAGTCCGACCTCTTGCGCGATCGCCGACATCCTGATGGAGCGGCGTAAGGAGCTGCGCTACACGCTGCCCGAAGTCGCAGAGGCGACCGGCCTCAGCCTCTCAACCGTGAACCGCTACCTACGCGGCCAGGTTGACCTCAACATCGACGACCTCGGGAAGCTCGCCCGAGCCCTCAAGCTCGATCCCGTCAAGGTCTACCGCGACGCGCAGGCCAGGGTGAAGGCGGAGTAGCTCCGATGGATCCACGTCGATCGCCATGGCCATCAATTCCACGTGTCGCACCGTCAACCGGCGGATCACACGACGCACCACCGCGATGAACAGACGCCCATGGACCATGTCGATCTTGTCGTGCAGCACTGCAGCTCTCCCCAACGAGAACGACAGTCGGGAGCGCGCACTGTGCGCCTGCCGTGGGGGAACTCTAGCCCCACCTCGACCGGCCTAGACGAACAGGAGTCGGCCGATGGCTTGGACTGAGAAGCTGCCTTCTGGCCGCTACCGGGGGTTGTACTACCTGCCCAACGGCGAGCGCCGGTCGGCGGGCACGTTCGACCACAAGCGCGCAGCGAGGGATGCGGCGATCGAGGCCGAAGGGAAGGTCAAGAGGCCGGGCTGGCGGGACCCCCGCGCCGGGCTGACGACGTGGGGGGAGTGGCACGACATCTGGTGGCCGTCGCGTGCGATCGAGCCTCAGACTGCCGCCAGCGAGGAGTCGATGATCCGCAACCACGTCATGCCGCGGTGGCGTGACGTGCCCCTTGCGGAGATCCGCCGGCAGGACGTGCAGGCGTGGGCGGTGAGCCTCGTGACCGAGAACCTCGGGACTGACGATGAGCCGAAGTACCGGAAGCCGTCCACGGCGCGGCGGGTGCTCGGGCCATTCGTGTCGAGCCTCACCGCGGCGGTCGACGCCGAGGTGATCGTCGCGAACCCGGCGGTGAGGATCAAGCTGCCGCCGAACCCTGAGCAGGACCCGGTGTTCCTGACGCGCGAGCAGTACGCGGCGATCGCCGACCAGGTTCCGAACCGCGCCGACCGCGCGGTGCTCGACTTCCTCGTCGGGACAGGCGTGCGCTGGGGTGAGCTCGCCGGCCTTCACGTGCACAACCTGAACCTCGGGCGCGGCGTCGTCACCGTGGTCGACGTGACTGACGGCATCGAGATCAAGCCGTACCCGAAGGGCCGGCGATCGCGCCTCGTGCCGCTGCTGCAGTGGGTGGTCGACTACCTCGACATCCCGGACCCGCCGAAGCCGTGCGGACTGCGCCATCGCCACTCGAAGCGGTGCCCGTCGGGGCTCGCGTTCCCTGCAGCTCGTGGGGGAGTACGTGACGACCGCAACTTCACACAGCGGGTGTTCGCACCGGCCGTGAAGGCCGCCGGCCTCACCGAGCTCGGGGCGTCGCTGCACGACCTCCGGCACACCTACGCCAGCTGGCTCGCGCAGGACGGCATCCCGCTCGGCCGCATCGCCGAGCTGCTCGGTCACGCGAGCACCACGACCACAGAGATCTACGCCCACTTCCAGCAGACGACCCACGACGACGTCGCCCGAGCGCTGCGAGCACCGCAGGCCGCGCCGGCGGCGCCCGAGCCGGGCGCGCTGCGTGCGCTGAACTGA